AGGTTCGGCAAAACAGTATGTATGATCAACCACCTAATTAGGTCAGCATTGCTGTCCCAAAATAAAAACCCTAGGTATGCCTATATTGCACCCACCTTCAAACAAGCAAAGTCTATTGCATGGGATTACATGAAACAGTTTACCGCCAAGATACCCCACACCAAGTTTAATGAGACAGAGCTGCGTGTAGACCTACCTAATGGTGCTAGGATCACCTTGCTAGGCTCCGAATCTCCAGATGGGTTAAGAGGTATTTATCTTGATGGCTGCGTTATTGATGAGTATGCAAATGTAAACAGCAAGTTGTTTCCAGAAATAATCAGACCGGCACTATCTGACAGAAAAGGTTACTGCGTATTTATAGGTACACCAATGGGTATGCAGAATAACTTTTACGAATTGTACCAACATGCACAAGGTGCGGAGGATTGGTTTCATTATAAAGCTAAAGCTAGTCAAACAAAGATAGTTGATCAAGATGAATTAGATAAAGCAAAAGAAGTTATGGGAGAGAAGAAGTATCAGCAAGAGTTTGAGTGTGATTGGATTGCCAACATAGAAGGTGCAGTATATGGAGATGTGATTGCAAAACTAGATGATGACAGACAGCTTACTAGAGTACCTTACGATCCTGCGCTACCAGTATCAACAGCATGGGACCTTGGAGTATCAGATCACAGTTCTATAATATTTTATCAGCAGCTTGGCAGATCCATAAACATTATTGATTACCACGAAGAGAAAGGTCAAGGATTACCTTATTACATTAAGATGATTAATGAAAAAGAATATATCTACAAAGATCATTTTGCTCCACACGACATTGAAGTTACCGAATTTGGAAATGGCAAAACCCGGAGAGAGGTCGCACTGCAATTAGGATTAAGGTTTAAAGTCGTACCAAAAATTCCATTAGAAGATGGCATCCATGCAACAACAATGATGTTACCTAGATGTTGGATTGATGTAGACCATTGCAAAAGTTTGATAGATGCGTTAAGACATTATCACAGGAAGTACATTGATAAAAACAGAATGTTTAGATCAAAGCCTGTTCACGATTGGAGCAGCCATGCGTGTGATGCCATGAGGTATCTCGCTGTTGGTCTCCAAGAAATTAATACTAGACAAACTGCTCCACAAGTTGTAGCAGATAATGATTATAGGATTATATAATTATGGGTTCAATATTTAAACCAAAGATGCCACCTTTACCACCAGTTGCTCCGCCACCGGAACCACCGGAAGTAACAGACGAAGAAAAAGAAGCAATCAAAAAAGAACAAGATGCTATTATGAGAAGAAGAAAAGGTAGAAGCTCAACTATACTAACTGGTCCACTTGGAGTTCAAGAATCTGAAGAGGATGCGTTAGATACACTATTAGGAAAGAAGGATTAATATGGGAGCAGGAGGAGCAGCGGCTAGTGGATCTGATGCTGGATTTGAAAATACAAAAAAATCAAAAGTATCTACACTAACTAAAGTAAAAATTGCAGCAAAAAATTTTAAACCACCTATAGTAGCTGTTTTAGAAGGTATTAGTGAAGGAGCAAAAAAAACTAATTTAAAAAGAAGAAAAGAATTTATAAAAAAACAAGGCTTGACCGGTGATGATATAAATATGAGTGATGATTACCTTTCATCAAAAGAAGGTTTAGCAGAACTTAAATCACAAGGTTACAAAACTGCATCAGATAATGTTAATACTGGTGGTGGTAATGATAACAACAATCAACCTGCCGAACCAGTTATAGTTAAAAAAAATATTGGCGGAACAGAGGTTCAAACTACACAAGCAAAACTTGATGAAGAAAAAGAAGATTCACAATATGATGTTAGAAAAGTTAAAAAGAAAGGAAGAACTGAAAATATTTTAACTTCATCAAAAGGTGTAACAAAAGTTTCATCAGATTATTCATTAGGTAAGAAAAGTTTATTAGGAATGGTATAATGGCAAAAACAGATTTAACTAAATCTTTACTATCAAGATTTGACAGATTAAAAGCACAAAGACAAAATTGGGAAACACATTGGCAAGAAGTTGCAGATTACATGCAACCAAGAAAAGCTGATGTTACCAAAACAAGATCAAAAGGTGATAAGAGAACAGAATTAATTTTTGACAGTTCACCAATACAAGCAGTAGAATTATTAGCAGCATCATTACATGGTATGCTAACTAATCCATCAACACCTTGGTTCTCATTAAGATTTAAAGATTCACAATTAGAAATGGAAGATGAAGCTAAACTTTGGTTAGAGAACGCAACTGAAGTTATGTACACAGCATTTAGTAGATCAAATTTTCAACAAGAAATATTTGAACTGTACCATGACCTAATTACTTTTGGTACAGCAGCAATGCACATACAAGAAGATAATGAAGATATATTAAAATTTTCTACAAGACACATTAATGAAATCTTTATTGCTGAAGATGACAAAGGCAAAATAGATACTGTTTACAGAAAATTTAAATTATCAGTAAGAGCTGCAATGCAACAGTTTGGTGATAAAGTTTCAAGCGATATTAAAATGCAATCAGCAAAAGATCCATACAATGAAGTAGAGATGTTACATGTTGTATACCCAAGATCAGATTACAATCCTAAATTAAAAGATACAGCTAACATGCCATTTGAATCTGTTTATATTGAAATGAAAAATGGTAATGAATTATCGGTATCGGGTTTCCAAGAGTTTCCTTTTGTGGTGCCTAGATACTTAAAAGCATCACACGAAATATATGGAAGATCACCAGCTATGACAGCCTTGCCAGACGTAAAGATGCTAAACGAGATGTCAAAAACTACAATCAAAGCTGCGCAGAAACAAGTGGACCCACCACTATTAGTTCCGGATGATGGTTTCTTATTACCAGTTAGAACTGTACCGGGTGGATTAAATTTTTACAGAAGTGGTACAAGAGATAGAATTGAACCATTAAACATTGGCGCAAATAATCCACTAGGTTTAAATATGGAAGAGCAAAGAAGAACTGCTATTAGAAATGTTTTTTATGTAGATCAATTAATGTTGCAACAAGGTCCACAAATGACAGCAACAGAAGTTATCCAAAGAAACGAAGAGAAGATGAGATTACTTGGACCAGTGTTAGGTAGACTACAATCAGAATTATTAAAACCATTAATTGATAGATGTTTTAATATTTTATTAAGAAGAGAACAGTTTGCTCCTGCACCAGAATTTTTATCGGGTCAAGATATAGAAATAGAATATGTATCACCATTAGCTAAAGCACAAAAATCTACAGAGCTTTCATCAATTACTAGAGGTATAGAAATATTAGGATCACTTGCTAATGTAGCTCCAGTATTTGATTATATTAACTTTGATGCGTTAGTTAAACATGTTGCTGATCTTGTAGGAGTTCCGCAAAAAGTTTTAAAACTACAATCACAAGTTAATGCAGAAAGAGAAGCACAAGCAGCCGAAGCTGCACAACAACAACAAATGGCTCAGATGCAACAAGTTGCAAAAGCCGGAGGAGATATAGCACCACTAGCGAAAGCATTGCCAGAAGAAGCAAGAGCTGTAGCAAATGCTGAAGTGGAATAATATGGAAACAAAACAACTAGAGAAAGTAATAAAAGAACTACAAACAAATTATAAATTCATATTCAATACAGAAGAAGGCAAGAAAGTCTTAGCTGATCTTGAAAAAAGATGTCATTATCATTCTACCACTAATGTAAAAGGTGATAGCCATGAAAGTGCATACATGGAAGGACA